TCAAGAGCAGCAGTTTCTATCTCTGATACTGTTTCGTTTAAATCATTTGCTACTACAATAACTTTTGCAATGTCTGTCGCTACTGTATTAACACTCGCAATGTTATTTGCTACAGTTGTAATGTTACTATTAGCTCCTGCAACCGTGGTAACATTAGCATGAATACCAGCTACCGTAGTTACATTACTATGTATTCCAGCAACAGTTGTTACGTTTGCATGGATGCCAGCTACTGTAGTAATATTTGCATCAATTCCTGCAAGAGTGGATATGTTTGCAGACTGACTAGCAACAGTACCAGTGTCAGCAACATCTCCCCCCACTATTGCCAGTCCTGTTGTGTCATGGAAAGCCAAGTATTTACCAAGACGAGAAGCTTTAGGAGGTAATGTTATACTTGCAGTTGAGTCTGTTAGAGGAAGTGTTAAGGCTCTATCGTTCTCAGTTTCGATTTGTTGGATGATCGCATATATCTTGTCTAAATCGGTGTTTAATGAAGCTATGTTAAAAGGACCAGAAGTAGCAAAATCAGTAGTCCTAGAAGCCTCTATATCTCGATAAATAGTGTATGTATGAGTATTACTATAACTATCACCTAGTGTAATAGAACCACCTGAATAACCATCATCAACTGCCGTACCTGATACTGCAAAAGTGCCTGTACCAGAACCTCTTGTTATTGTTGTATCAACTCCTCCACTTGTCGTAACAATGACTTTAATGTCATCTAAATCGAAAAATGGAAAGTCAATCGTTAGAGAAGTACTGTTAGCTGTTACAGCTTGTGTGTACTGAACTCGTGCATCGTTGTCTGCAATAGATATAGTAGCCATATATAACCTCTATCAAAAAGCACCTCATTCGTTAATTCACATCACTCCCTCAACAGTGGTGGGGTTTATTGATTAAATACCCCATCGTAAATTGGATCAAGATAAGGAAGATTTCCTCCAGGTGTTATAAACCTTAAAGAATCTGCACTATTCTGATCAAATTCACTTCTTAAAATACTAGACATAACACTTCCACCAGTCGCCAAATTAGAAGATGCAGGACCAAATATTGCTCCTAGTTTAGCTGATGCAGGAATTGGCATTGGACCTTCATCTGTAAACATTGGTCTTGCCCCAAATTTGTAATCTGAAATTTTTTCTAAAGAATTATTAACGTCTGTAAACCATCCTAAAATACCACTTCTGTCGATAGCATTTATAAGTTTTTCATCATAAGATTCTTCGCCTTCAATTCCGTATTGAATCTTTTTAAGCTCGTTTACTAAAGCTCCCATAGTAACCATTATGATTGCACCTTGCCAAAAGGCTGAGTCTTTTTCTTGCAATCCTGATGTTAGAACTCTAACCATAGCAGCTTGACCATAACCTTTAAACTGCGTCATCAAAGAACCCATTTCTGTAGATGTCCATAATGCTCTGTCTCCAGCACCTGGTGTTACAATCGTTCTGTTTACACTTCCATGAAGAGCATTTCTAAATTTTCTGACAAGATAATCGTCTCCAACTGCGTTCCAAAAATCCGTGTTTGGATACCATTTACCACTTTCTTGATGACCATGTTGACGTATTAATGCTTTCATTCTTCCAGCATCTTGTTCACTAATGCCAGAAGCTAATAGCTTTCTTTTATCTGTTTTAGAAAGACTATTCCATGGTGACATTATAGAATCCGTCATTCTAAACATTATTATTCCACCAGAGAACTCTTTTAAAGTCTGGTTCCACCAATTAAGTCCGTTTAGCATAAAGAAAACACCAGTACTTTGGTTAAGCTTTCTTTCCCAAGTAAAACGACTGCCAAAAGTGTCTCCTACATCATTCATTGACATAGCTCTAAGTCCTAATTGAGCATCTGCTGATACAGTTGCTGCATCAAGCTCTCTTCTTTTCATGTTAGCCAATCTTTGAGGAAGGGTGTTAAATAGATCAGTTAGTCCGTGTCTATAAAAATTATCCATTCCTTCAACCATTATTGACCTTGCAACATCAGGAATTGAAGACAGAACAGCACCACCCATGCCGACTATAACATTAAAGCTTTTCATTCCTCTTACAAATCTGGAAGAAAGTCTGTGAGGGTCTTTTGAAGCTCCGTAAGTTCCTCTTATTCTGTCTCTCAACCCTCTTAAATCTTTAATATCACTTTCCATGGATTCTTTAAGAGAACGTCTTTTAATCGGATCAGACGTTTCTTTAATAAGTTTTTTATAGTCATCTACAATAAACTTAATGTTATCTTCCATACTAATATCGCCAAACCTTCTAGTCAGCTCTATGTCCATACCCATAGTACGAGTGTGATGTCTGAGAAGAACTTCAATATCGTTTTCCAAAAACTCTTCTATAAGTTTGTCAGGTATTTTAAAATTTCTTAGCTTTGATCCTGATGCTTGAGTTATAAAGTCTATTTCGTCACTTACTTCATCAAGCATCATATAAGGTCTTGACCTTGTAACAGTATCAAACATTTCTCTGGCAAAATTCTGAGCAGCAGTTTGATCTAAACTGTTTGCAGACATAGCCCATCTGGAAACTACTTTCATAAAATGTTCTTGGTTATCCATTAACTTATCAACTCTCCATATTCTAGGAAGATAAGAAATTGCTGTATTAGGAGTTGCACCTGTTGTTCTTAAAGTTTGAAGCTCTTGTTGAGCTTCCATAATTTCTCTTTCAATCTTAGCTATTGTTGCCTGACTTGTTGCTTTAGATAATTTTGTTTTTAAAGCTTTAATTTTTTTGCCTATAGCCTTGCCAAATAAATCAACATCCTCTGCGTTCTTTTTTATAATATTTAATAGTTTTCTAGCCTTATGAGCAGCTGCATTAACTTTTGGTGTGGCAAGATCATTAATGTCATCAACATCGCCATTACGCATAGCCCTTGAAACTCTAGTACGAAAATCAGTTTCAGTTAAATAACTTCTATTTCTGTTTACTAAATCTTTGGCTTTTAAACCAAACAGTTGTGCTGACCTTTTAACGTCAGACTTAGATGCAGTAATACCTCTATAAGCAAGATATTCTGTATCCATAGCTCTCATTGAATTGACAAGCTCAGAAACATAAGTAGTTGAAAATGTGTCTTCAACAGATTGTGACATTTCTCTACCCATAGCTACTTTCTTTTGAATCATTCCTCCAACAGAAACTAATTGAGGAGCAATAGCTCTAATAAATGGATTTGGACTTTTTAACATTCTAATAACTGGATTCCATCCAAGTTTTTCTATACCAATTCCTGTTGTCTCCAATGCTTCAGCTTCCATAGACTGATACATCGTTCTTCTGTATGCTTCAGGATTAGCTGATGCTCCTACACCTGGTCTTGGTGGCAGTTGTCCTGAAATAAAAAATTCATCTTGAGTCAATTTTTTAAGAGATGCACCACCTGCTACAGCACCTAAAGTTCCACCAATAATAAAAGCTCCTGCTAGTGTAAGTCCTGTAATAGCTAAATCACGATCATGAATTTGAGATGCCATTAATAATTCTTCTGGAGCCATTACAACTGCTGAAAAAGCTCCTGTTTTAAGAAATCTTTGAAGTGGTGCAGGTTGTTTTAAAACTCTTAATGGTGCTAACGGAGCAAACGTTGTAGGGCTAGCCAATGCTGCAACGACAGATTCAAAGCCAGAATTAGAGTTTTGAAGAACTTGCATATCCTCCATATCTTGAAGAAAATTAGCTATTCTGTATCTGGTTTCACTAGAACTTCCACTATCTTTAAACTTCCACATATTAGCTTCACCAACTTCGTTTTTAAGATTTTCATCTAAAAAAGGATCATAGTTTTCTTCATCTTCAAATCTTCCAAACGGAGTATTAAGCATTGTAAATCGGAATAAAGATTCCATTGGGTTGTACTGTCTAAAAGCAGAAGCCCAAATAAGTTCCTGATTATCAATAAAAGGTGTCCAAGGTTCATCTTTATAAATTTCTCTTGGATTAGCTATGTCTTCTGGGTTCATTTCAACATTAGCTAAATCTAGAGCTATAGCTTTGTTTAAATCATCTATAGCTGTCATTAATAGATACCTAAACTTCCAAGTGAGTCCATAAACTTTTCGTATCCTTCATAATCGTTTTCCATATCTATTTTAATTGGTTCATATGAATGTTTAAATCCTGTAAGCCAGTAAGCAGAATATCTGGCTTTATTTATAAGCATTGTTAAAGATTCAATAACGTTAGGGTCTCTTGCATTTTCTTGATAGTTATCAACCATACCACTTAATATTATTGGGTCCATAAAAGGAAGAATGTTCCAAGCAGATTGTCCCCAGCTTCCCTCAAGAAAATCCTCATAAGCTTCTTTGTATTTTTCATTATCCATCGATGTTTCAAAGTTATATCTGTACTCTGTGTTTAAAGGAATTAATGATGAATCAGGTCTAACTGCAAAAACAGTATATGTTCCGTCAAATGGTATATTTGCTTTAAGCATTTTAGGTAAATCTAAATCACCTTGCTGTGTAGCCATTCCATATGGTTGACCAAATGTTATAGGTTTTAAATCTCCGTACAAACCCTGAAACTGAGTTTGAGGACCTACTACACTTCCTTTTGCACGAGCAAATCTATATGGGTTATTTGCAAACATATTGCCATCAAGATTTACTGGACCTTTTAAAACCCTATCAACATCAGCAAATACATGAAATGGAGTTAATACAGTAGGATTACCAACAGGAACTGTTTTTAAAGCCTCCAACATATAGGGATGTTTTTCTAAAGAATATGTACCATTACCTTGCATAACAATACCAAAATTAGCGTTCCCCAATGAAAGCATAGTTTGATCTAAAGCAGCTGATACAACTTGTTTTACATTTTGACTTCCAAAATTATAATCAGCTGTTGCAATTCTTCCTAATATACCGTTTTCAATAACGGCTCTTAAATCAGGATCAATTAAAAGGTCATTTTTTGAA